GATGATGTTTCTTACTCCCTTAGTCCTGTATCAATCAAGCAAGTAGGTCATGGTCCTCTTTAACTAACCGGCACCATCTGGTGCCTTAGAGGGTAGTCACGACATCTCGATCTTTGAGCTCTTTTAAAATTGTCTGCAAGTGAGATCTGCAGATCCCTCGAAATGAGGGGGAGCTCTTAGATCATAGTCGCCCTTAGGGGGCCCTTTGGATTGCCAAAAGGAGTATTTCTATGGCAGTTCAAGGTCCTATAAATAAAGTTGTGTTGATCCCTGGGTTGCTCGATAAAAGGAGCGTCTCATATCGGCGTAAACCCATAACGCGCGAGCCCTTTAATTACGACTTGGACTCAAAACGTTGTGTGTATAACGACGCAGGATACGCATCATGGTCCTACACAGCTATTCACCCGTCCTTCCCCCATATCATTACATGGGAAAACGAAATCTACCGTAGAGCTTATGGCAGGTTTCGGGATAGGATTGATGATAATGCCCAGCTGGGGGCAGATCTCGCAGAGCGTAAGCAGACAATGTCTTCATTGTCTACGAGGGTTGGTCAGCTTATTCTAGCTGCTCGGTCCCTTAAATCCGGCAACATCCGCGGATTTTTGAAGGCTCTCGGAATCAAGAAGCGCTCGGTAAGAAAGTCTGCATCTGATATGGGAGGCGTCTGGCTGGAATACTCTTACGGCTGGAAGCCCCTCCTTGAGGACATACACAGTGCTGTTATGGTGCTGCAGCGGCCTTTCCCCAAGTTCCTGATAGTCCGCGGCAAGGCGCAAGCCAAAGGCGTGGAAGCGATTTTCTATCAGGGTCAGTGTCCAGGGTACTACTGTACCGACTATACTAAAGGCACATTTCGAACCAAGGTCTTAATACAGTCCGAGGTTTATGTCTCTAGTTGGGTCGCCTGGAAAGCTAACCAGCTTGGCTTGACCAATCCTCTGTCGATCGCCTGGGAGGTTGTTCCCTTCTCTTTTGTGGTCGACTGGTTTATGCCAATTGGAAACTATCTACAGAGTCTGACTGACTTTGTGGGTTTAAGTTTCCAGAATAGCTTCGTGACGTGGTATGCCGTAGTGGATCATGACAATTATCGTCATAACTACCCTTACGACTTACGCCACCAATTGAAGCAGAGGACGCAGGTAATGCGAAGGGTTGGTTTACCTTCGCCGCCGAAATTACAGGCGCGTTTTACTGGTTTCTATTCGGCACGCGGAGCTAACGCAATTGCGCTCCTCATGTCAACCCTTCGAGATCTTCCGAAGGTGCGACGATAACCCACTTCAATAAGGAAGTTGAATTATGGCAGCAATGGCTGACATTACCGTTAAGAAAGCGGACGAGGCAACAAATATCGTCTATGCGATGGAAGTCGCAAGCGCGGGCGACCGCGCCCCCGCAATCTGGAAAAGCACTACTGTAGGGACCGCTCCGGCCCATAATCCCGGTCTTACGTTGACCTCACGGTCGAACGCGGACGGGAAAGTGCGTCGGGTCGAGTTTTCCTACGCTTACCCCCAGACTGCGACGGCGTCCGATGGTTCCATTTCCGTTGTGAACTTGGCCCAGATTTCGGGCTCGGCTGCGCTCCCGCAAGGGATGCCGCAAGCTGATCTGAATGAGGCGATTGCGCAATGCATGAATTTGCTTGCGTCTACCCTTGTGAAGACTTCGTTCAAAGACGGTTATGCCCCGACCTAATGGGGACCACAGTCGCAGTAACATCGTGGCTGTGGTGGTCGTCGTTACCTTGGTGTATACCTGTCTTTTGGGACTCTCTCTTTTGTATTTACGGAGAGCCTTCCTTGAAGATTTGCGTAGCGCCATTTGTGTAGAAGCTGCGGTTGAAGGGGTAATCGAAAGGTTACTCCCTAAATTGCGGTAACTGCAAGTTCTTCGACCGTAACATTTAAAATGGAGCTTAGGACATGATAGACGATCTGCTACATGTTGCCAATGAGATCTTTATTGGCGCCGACACCCCTGTATCACTGAGTTGTTTTATTATGGCTCAGCACGGGGATTGGGTTCAGTTAGCCATGAAGGCTGTTGAGCCGCGTCACTATCTCGACCCAGATGCTTACAAAGTTGACGCCCAGGTAGTAGGTTTGCTACGTAAATGTGCAGATCTGCCAACGGGTGTCGACTTGGAAGGAGTCGCTTTAGACAACTTCCTTGCGTCTGAGAAAGAGTGTTGCCGGACGAATGCTTACTTTTCTCGCTTCCTTAACAACGGACCCTTCGATGGGCCCGAGGAAGCACATCTTGTCATATTTCTTGATAAGGTGCGTGAAGAGATTGCACTCCTACTCGGCAAGCCCCCAACTGACTTAGATTTCAAGGTCGGAAAAGGGAGTACGTTGTCGGATCGCGGTAAATGGTGCACCGTACCGCACAAGTTTTCTTCTGGACCCACAATTACCCCTTCCGCGTTCCATCTTTTTTATCAATGGGCGCAGACGGCATGGGCTCGCAACCTAGGTCGTGAAGTGGAGATCCGCGTGTGCGATTATGATAAATGGAGTAGTGTGCCGAAGGATGCTCTCAAAGATCGAGGCATCTCAACGCAACCATCCATCAACATATCTGCACAATTGGCTGTTGGCCGTTACATGCGCCGCAGCCTCGCGCGTCGGGGCGTAGACCTCGATACGTTACAGCATCGTCATAGGCTGATTGCCCGTGATGCCTCTAAGTCAGGGGCAGCTGCAACGATTGATCTTAGTAATGCAAGTGATACAGTAGCCAAGGGTGTTGTTAAAGCACTCTTGTCCCGCGGGTGGTTCGAATTACTGAACTCACTTCGTGTGCCGAAGACTGTCCTTCCAGATGGTCGGAGGTTGTACCTGGAAAAATTCTCAGGTATGGGAAATGGCTTCACTTTTGAACTTGAGACTATCATCTTCCTAGGGATCTGCCGTGCTGTTTGCGGCCGATCCGCGGAGATGGTCTCAGTCTACGGTGATGATATCATCGTACCAGCCCATAAAGCTGGGGAGGTGTTGCTAGCGTTGAAATGGTTTGGCTTTACCGCCAACTCAAGGAAGACTTACATAGATGGTTCCTTCCGTGAATCTTGCGGAGGAGACTATTTTGATGGGTGTGCAGTAAGACCGCACTTCCAAGATAAGTCCCCGGTCAGTCCAGAAGACTGGATTTCATTCGCTAACGGTCTGCGTCGAGTGTGGTGTGAAGACGACATATTCGACCCGCGGTTCCTTCACG